CGAGGTGGATAAGGTGGTGACGGAGAACCAGGGACTCAGGGGGCAGGTGAGAGCGGGGCGGGGCAAGGAGAAGAATTAGATGGCTCTCAGTGAGTGGGACAAGAAAATGATCGAGGAGAAATGTAACCAGATGAAAACGCCAGAATGTCTAGCGCAGTATTGTTTCCGCTGTCCTCGACCAAGCACCTGTTCCTGTCCTTGTCATCGTGGAAGGTGACGGCGGGATGAGTGACCGCAGAGCCTTGCGAGCGACGGGGAGGCAGGGGGGAGAGCGGATACGGGGGGAGAAATGAGCGCGAAAGAGATTGCGGAACATGGACTAATCTTCAAGGCCGTTGTCGGATCGACCCTTCACGGCCTGAACCTGCCTGGACAGGATGACCGGGATGAGATGGGCGTCTGCATTGAGCCACCAGACTGCGTGATCGGGCTGAAACGGTTTGAGCAGTGGACGTATCGCACCAAGCCAGAAGGTGTGCGGTCCGGTCCTGGCGATCTCGATTCGGTCGTCTATTCGCTCCGTAAGTGGGCGCGGTTAGCGGCGAACGGCAACCCGACGGTGCTCCTGCTGCTGTTTGTACCAGGAGCAATGACGGTGACAACGACCTTGGCTTGGGCCTGCGTGCAGGCTGAGGCGAAGGCGTTCCTCTCGAAGCGGGCTGGTATTGCGTTCCTTGGATATCTGACGGCGCAGAAAGAACGGCTATGCGGGGAGCGCGGCCAGAAGCGGACGAAGCGAGAGGACTTGGTGTGTCGGTACGGCTATGACGTGAAATACGCGATGCACGCCTTCCGGCTCGGCTATCAGGGAGTCGAATTGTTGGAGACCGGCAGAGTGCACCTACCGATGCCTGAACCATGGCGAGGGGCGGCGATGGCGATCCGAGAAGGGAAGACGCTGCTGCCGGTTGTGATGTCAGCGATTAGTTCTTTTGAGAACCGGCTGAAAACGCTGATTACAGAGAGCACCTTACCCGATGAGCCTGACTATGCGGCAATCAACGGAATGCTGCAAGCGGTGTATTTAGATGAATGGGAGAGGTCGAAGCTCAGACCGCAGCCAGGACAGGGGGGACGGTGATGGGAGCAGATATTAAGATAAAGGTTAAATTGAGCAGAAAGGATTTCTCCATCCTAGAGGACGCCGCTCGGTCTGCGCCCATAGACGTGGAATATAATGAGAGTACTCTCCATTTCCACTACGGATATTGGGGAGAAGATCACGCTAAACGATGTGAGTCGTTCGTTGAAGGGTTTTGTGTAGGAAGGGGGATTAAAAGACCGAAGTGGGGTTACTAAGACGAAAGGAGCCTAACCATGACACCACGACGAGTTACAATCACGCTGGAAGTCGAGACGGATGCGCCGTTGAAGGTGCTGAGACAAGCGGTAAGCTTCAACCGTGTGCCAGGGTTGCCATACAGCTTCAGGGTTGTCCAAGCCCAGGCGAACGTGATCGCGGCGAAGAAGGACACGAAGATCAGGAGGCGATAGCTACCGCCTCAACCGCTTCCACGCTGACTCGAAGGCGGAGAACTTATGAATATTTGTCGCTGTAGAGTGCGCCACAAAACCTACAGGACTTCTGCAAAATGCAGATTCCCAAATGCGGACTGGATTAGCGGGAACGGTCCGATTGCGCTCTTAGCACATTGTAGAGTTCTAACAGTCACGCTTTGGAAAGACCGCGTGCTGGCAGAAAAGCAGAAAGCGGTTATAGATAATGATGCTTGTGGTGGTCGGTGTTTCAAAGACCACGAAATTCTTGTCTATCCTTGGTAAGCAGAAATAGAGCCTCAGCGTTTTAATCGCTTCCAGGCGTTCTCAAACGCACTCAGCTTGTCAGTGTAGTTACTTAACAGTTCCGCTCCTGCCGGATCCAGACACACCAGCCCCTCCTTCGCCTGCCACTGGATCACGGGCCGCTCAGGAAAGGGGAGTCCTGTCGGCTCAGGCCGCCACCAAGCGCACGCGCTAAGGCTTAGGAGGCTGCACAGGAGGCCGAGGCTGAAACTTGTCCGTAAGGTCTTTCGATAGCTCCGCTGCATCGGTTTTCGGTGGCTCCGCGTCAATCCGCTTAAAGGTAGATTCTAGCCGCTCAGCTTCGACATCCTGCTTGCCCTTCTGCTTCTCTTGGTCGAGCTTCTGCCGCCAATAGAGGGCTTCGGTGGAGAGATACTTCTTCCATAAGCCTACCAGCGCCCCGAGGACGGCAAGAATCGTGGTCCACATGGCCTTTTACTCTATCGCCTGCTTCGTGACGATTCTAAGGATAGTGTTCACAACCGCCAGCACCGCAGGAAACAGTGCCTCTTGCCAGGTCATTGCGCCTTGGGCCACGGCACCAGCGGCGGTCACGAGCGCCATGATATTTGCCCAAATGGTTTTTGATGCCAGCCAACTTTTTGCCTCCATCGAGATCACCCCCTCTCGGTTAGTCGATTGCTGGCCGCTTCCCCGCCCGTAATTGGGCCAGGGTCAGGCCGCCCGTCCATTCAACATGCGGGCGATCCGGCTTCTTCCACCGGCCACCCCATGTCAACTCTAGTGACTCCGCGAAGTCGCCGAACTGCTCCCAGGTAATCAGGCGGTCCTGGTCCGCATATGGTTTGCCCGTCGCGTAGCAGACATCCGCCGCAAGGCCGAAGTTATGGACACTGTACCCCGCCGGTGCCGCCGTCACGATCCGATTTTCAGCCTCTTTGACTGGCGGGAGCCCGGTGCTCACCCGGAATGCATTGACGGTTTCAAGCGTAACTCGCCCCTGGAAGTAGAGCGCCTGCTGCGCCTCTAAGGACCTGAGCGATTGTGTGATCCGGAACGGACACCCTCTCGCCTCGCAGGTGGCGAGCAATTGCGAGACGTAGGCCCGGAAGACCGGATGCAAGGTGACAAGATGTTCGTCGGTGGTCATCGCACTTCGTCAACATCGCACACATACGCCGATGGCCGAAATTCCGCTCGCGTGGTAGAGACGCACATGAGGCTCATCCTTTTGCCGTCGTGAGACAGGTAGCGGACGTCTACGATCTTTGGGAGTGTGGCGACTGGCTGACACCCGAAGGTCAACACTACCAGCACGATCCACCAGCTGAGCATAATCAAGATGCCAGCAACCGTTCTCATTGTTCTAGCACCTGAAAGCGGTTGTAATATGGCAGCACTGTCGCTACCGTCCCCGTGCAGTCTGTCGCAATCACGGTCCAGGTGTAGACTCCTGGGGCGAAGCTCGCCACGGCACGAAGGAACGGCAGATTGAATCCTCGGTAATAGTCAGAGAGCCGAGGATCATAGTGTCCTGAATCGGCCTTCATATAGTGCGTCAACTGACCGCTAGAGCGTGCGACTAGGATATACACGTGCTCGGTGTCCACCGGCAGGCACACATCGTTTGGGTCAAAGTAGGTCCCCTTGAAGGCAATGGCATCTGTGGACAAGAACACGCGTTGTTCAATCCCTTTAGTGGGGTCTACCGTATAGGCCGAGGTGATCTGCTTCACCAGGGCCGCCCCGTTCGGACTGGGCACGATGGGAAAACTGAACGCCACCGATGGCATGAGGAGACTACAGAGCAACCCTACGAGCCTTTGCATAGTTTAACCTTCCCAAAGTAGCGTGGTTTCTCATCCGTGACCCAGTGCCCTTTCCGCTCCGTGTTCTCACGCGAGATGTAGATATGGTAGGTCCAGTCCGAAACGCCCACGCAGGTTCTATCACCAACGAATTGCCGAAGGGCCTCCTCTGCTTGGGACTCACGAACAACGACTGAGATGACCTTCGTCTCGTAGTTCGTTGTGGTGTCCCACTGGGCGGCCAGGAGCACAGGCGAGAGGAGCAGCAGTCCACCGAGCAGCCAGCGCCTCATCGTCTCACCTCCAGCGTCAAACTGGCGCTGGGACGGTCGCATCCAGCCCAAGGATTCTGACCTCAGACTTCATCACAAGCCCCTCACTATGACAGGTGAGACACGGCAACATATATAAGGCAGCGTCTTCGTATCCGGCGTTGAGGATGAGGTTCGTTCCGCAATCTAAACATTCCATTGTCGTAGTGACGCTCATCGCGTCCTCCCCTTCTTCGCTCTTGTCTCCTCCTCCTGTTCTTCTGGCCCCCACACGCGAGAACAGGGACATCGCACGCTGGCATCAAGCCGAGCCTTCTTCAGCACCCTACCACACGGGCAGCGGAACGTCCATTCTCCCAAAGGGAGGCTACTCAAACGCGGCCTCTCGCGTGCTAAAGTTCTGGCCGAGGTCCGCGCAGGCCCGAGCGAGTTCAATGGAATATGGTTCAGTCTTCAACAGATGAAAGTTCCGCACTACGCACTCGCTGTATTCGTGCATCGCCGTCATTGCCACCATCTGGCGCCAGCCTTCGATGCCATAGCGAAGATGACGAACGCACAACATCATGCGAAATAGTGGAGAAAAGTAGTGAACGGTCATGGGCCACCACTACGTTGACATATCTTTGGCACAATGTCTTCTAGGATGGCTTCTAGGATGGACAAATCCTTTCGTTTGGAGCCCTCTGCAATCTCGCGTAGCACTTGGTCATACGCAGCGCCGTACACCGTATTCTCGCAGCGATAGAGTTTCGGGGGAAACGTCACCCACACGATGTTCCGGTAGCTATCGATTGACCATCCGACCTTCGGCGAATGAGAGGGCTGCGTCGTCAGGCCGCCGAATGCAACACTAATTGCGACGACGAAGGACGGTAGCCACATCATTTCGCAACTCCTTCATATCATGTTCCAATCCATCAAACCGCGCCTGGTTGACGAGTCCTGCGCGTTGGCGTTCTTCAATTTGTGTGGACAGTGTTGCCACGGCGATCTTCACGGCAATGAGTTCCTTGAGTGTCCATCCACTGACTGCTAACACCGTCCCAAGCGCACCGATGATGAGCTTGTCTTTCCAGTTGTTGGGCATCATCACCCCTTCTTTCGCTTTGTGGCGTACTCCTTCAACTGGGTCTCGGTCATGCTCTTCGCCATCTGTTTAACGGCGCCCTTCGCCATCGTCATGGGCTGCTCACCGCGCTTGACGGCAAGGGCCATTCCTGCGGCGCGTCGTTGCGGTCCACTCTTGGCTGACATGATCTGTGCTCCTTTTAGTTAATACTCTTGCTGCGCCTTAGACAGAGACGCAGGAGACAACGATTTCCCATGACGCTTCCTGAACCACGTTTGCCACTCTGAAGCCTCGACACTATCCCCCCGGCGCCGCGCCCGCGTAATCGCTGCCGTCGCTCTCCGTCGATCACTTTGCTCGGTGGCTGGGAGCAATGGCTGAACAAAGGCCCCGGCACCAGGGATACGACGCGCAACCGCCCTGCCTGCCTGCATCCTGGCCGATGCTTTTTGTTTCTCGGTGCCGGTCAGTTCCTTGGCCGCGACATTCGCGGCCTGTGCAGCCATTTCAACTACGTTGCTCACTCCAGCGCCACCAATCGCACTACCGATCCTCGCTACAGATTCTCTTGGGCCTCCAGACGCCAGCAAGCCTTCTTTGATGACCTGGAGATAGCCGAACATGCCGCTAAACATCAGATCATCGCCAAGTCTCTTGAGGATCACGTTGGCTGGTACGCGGCCATTCACCAGATCATCGGCAAACTCGGTGAGGCTTCCGCCTGGTCGGTCTTCCTGTCGGCCTGCGAGGGTCCGCAAGGTCTCACCAAGGACTTCCCCGGTGACACCCATTGCCGCCACCAACTTCACCACGTTCGTCAAGCCTTTCGTCGTCCCGACGACATCTCCCTTGGCAACCGATCGAAGCAACGGCGCGACATAATCCTGCGAGATCGTCTTGGTGATGGCGATATTGAAGCTGTTGAGATGCCGGAAGAACGTCAGCCCAGGCTTGTAGAGGATGAACGGCATTTCCTCTGGCCCGGTACGGAGGTTCACGCGGTCGGCGACGCGCTTGGCGGCGAGGCTGATGTCATCGAGCGAGGAGGTTGCGGAAAGCCCCTGTGTCTTGAGTTTCGCTATCGCGTTCGCATCCCGTGACAGGGCCTTTTCTTGGAGGGCCAAGAGGCGATGTTTCTCGCCGTTGAAGGTCACGATTCTCCCGAAGGCATCGGTCTTAGGAATCCGCCAGAAGTTGACCACCTTGTTCGCGCCCGTCCGAGTCAGCATCTCCAGTCGGTCCAGCTTTGTCGCGGCTGGCTGAGGTCCGCCTTGTGCTCTGGCCGCGATCATGTCGTTTCTCAGATCATCCACGACTGAGCCGAATCGCCTTGCCTCGAATCGGCCCTGCTTCGTGAAACTCTCCTTGATCCCCACCGCCAATGATCGGATCGGGAGCCGTGCCGCTGCGAGTCCGACCTGTGAGAATTGCTTGATGGCGGTCGGCCCCCCTAAGAACATCATCGTCGCAGCGTTGCCAAGAATCCGCTGGATCTGGTCGATACCCTGATAGCTCGGCCCCTGTATCGACCGGCCCCGGTACTGATCCCAAAACTCCACGCCCAGCGCGGTATCTGGCCTCGGATTCGCTTGGCCTGCCTTAATGGCGGCTTCCATCACGGCATCCTTCGGCCCATACGTGAGCAACGCCGCCTTCTCCTTCGCCATGCTCTCCATATACGCTGGCATAGACACGTTCGGTCGCTGCAAGATTTCGTCAGGGATGACGAAGCCCGTGCGCTCATGGAGGTGGGCCGACTGCGGTTGCCCGCGCCGCAGGATCCTGGCCGCCTCCTCGCCGACCGTGGAGGGGATCGCCTGCCCCTTGGCTTGGGCTCGCATCCCCACGGCCATCTCAGCGGCCTGCGGGGCGCTCATGGTCGGATTGGCGCGTGAGATCGCCGTCGCCAAGTCCTGCGGGAGCATCTTCACCACGAGCCGATCATCGACAGCGCGATAGTAGTAATCCTTCACCGGCGCAAACGGCTTCCATGTGGCCTCTCGCAGCTTGGTCCCGGTGGTCCCGCTGCCATACGTCACATCTTTCAACACCTGCGCCCCTTGCTGCGTCAGCAACGTCGCATCCTGCCCGGTCAGTCGCTTCCACTCTTGCAACGTCTGAACGACACGGGCATTCATCGGCGTAGCTCGTCCCTCTGCCGCCCGCATCAGGTTCGTCAACTCCGGCTCAGTGAGTGACTTCAGTGGGGTCTTCTCCATCCCCATCATGTATTCCGCCGTAAACCGATCATTCCAGTTCCGCATCGTGAGGAGCTTATCGCCGAGCTTTTGCTCAGGGAACGCCCGGTTGAGAATAGTCTGCCCAGTGTTATAGAAGTGAGCCAGCTTCTCAGGGGGGAGGTCGGCGGCTGTAGAGGCCACACCTGCGACGGCTGGACGCTTAAAGAATTCTCGCACCCGATTCTTGACCGACTCTGGAATGGGCAGACCGGCGTGGAGTTCAACGATGCCTTCGGATGGAGGCTTCAGCGGCAACTCCGGCGGCGGCGGTTCCATCGGGCGCATCCCGCCCAAGAGTTCTTCATGTGGGACTTGTGGGGCACCTGCTCGCAACGGTTCAGGGGAGAGGCTTGGAGCAACTTCGATCATCCGAGGTTGTGACGGGGCCGTCTTCCTCAACGCCTGAGCGGCTTCTGGATATCCTGCACGTTCAAGGAGTTCTATGCGCTCTGCAACTGGCAGATTGCCTTCTCGAAGCGGGATGCCTGCGACGGATCGGACGGGTTCTTGGGCTGCCTGCTCATTAACAAATCTGGAAAACTCATCGAAGTCTGTCGGTCGAAGCGCGGCTGCTTCCTGTTGCGCCTCTCTGCCAAGCTGATGTTCTACGGCATCTTTGATTGCGAGGTATAGCTTGTTTCCTCTATCCTTGTCAATGGCCTCAATAATCTCTTTTGGACCTACCTTTGGCAATTCTCGCAATTCCGGGAAGAGCGGGGATAATTGCTCTCGAATAGATGGGGTCGCACCAAGATTGAGCACCTCACCCGTCTCTGAAATACCGACTTGCTTCCCGGTCGGTAGGCTCGTCCGTGCGTCGTCCACCTGTCGCCGGATCATCGCCAACCTGTTTGTCACTTCTGGTGCAGGGGTCGGCTCAACCACTTGCCCCCTTTTGACCAATTCCTCTGTCAGACGCAGTGGTGCAGGCGCCTGGATAGGCTCAGGAGCGATCCTCGCCGGTCCCGCCACTCCTGCTATCGGTTGTGGCCTAATCTCGGATCCTGGAGCCACTGCAAGCGGCTGGACGGGAGGCGGTTCGAGAAGAGGCCGTCCTATAGGTTCCGGTGAGATCATCGCCTGTGGAGGCACCTGTGAGGCCGGTAGGACGGTTTCAGGAGGCAAAACCTCCATTTGAGGCTGTACTGGCGGCCTGAGTGGTCTTCCAGGAGGGATTTCAGCGGCCAAGAGGGGTCGTGTAGGGGCCGGTTGCGTATAGCGAAAGCCTAGTGGCGTCTTCGTCCCTCCAAATCTCGGCCCACCAATCACATGCCCACCAGCCCCGAACATGGCAGCACTGAACAACGGCTCCTCGCGCCGCATCAGTTCTTCATTTGATAGCGAGAATGGACTCATCAGTCCGCGCCCAGACTCCTTCGCTATCGCCGCCTGCTCAGGCGTGAGTGCGGCAAGCCCACTTGCTTGCTCGGCTGCCGTCTGGCCCCGTAGAACCTTCCCAGCTTCGACGAGCGGCCCGAGCGTGAAATTATAGGCCAGCTCTGGCAGGAGATTCACCACGCGCCGAGCGAGAGATGGTCCTGGACCCTTCGGCTCATCCAGCGTGGATTCTTGAGGAAGTCCACGTTGAGACACCATCCGCTTGACCGTGCTCTGTATAACCGTTGGGTCGGTCTCGTCAGGGAACTCTAGCGTCCCAAGCCCTTCGACTTCGGCTGTAATCACTGAAGCAAGTTCCCCTGTGCGTCAAAGCGGAAGCGCTTAGGCGTAACCGGCTTCGCCGCTGCTGGCGCTTGAGCTGCCTTGGGGTCGAACACTTGCCTGAACGCCTCTTCCGCCGCAGCCTGTTGAGTGCCTGTCAAATTGTTCATCTTCTTAAGGGCTTGTTCCTCCCGTGTCTGTCCTGGTGTATTCCAGAACCGACCAGGAATCATTTTGATGTCCTCCAGCTCTTCGAATTTCCTTCGGAACGTCTCAATCGCTATGCTGAGTGTTGTGGGCTTCTCTGCTTTCGTGCTTGGCCCGCGCTGATAGATGACCTTGCCCTGTGCATCTATGACCGTTTCGTCTGGCTTGACAGTGCGAAGGCCCTGTTTGGCGCCACCCGCCTTTTGCGCTGGAGAATAGGGCGCAGTAACAAGGCCACGTTTCTCTCCAGGCTGATAGGCTGTTGCTCCTGGTGTAAGAGTCACGGTGCTCTGCCGTGCCGTCGGCTGGGCCACAATGGGAGGGGCGCCTGGAGACGGAATAATGGTACTCCCAGGTGCCCCAATGACCGCCTCTTCTCTCGGTGTGAAGAGGGGGCCGACCGCTGGATAGACCTCACCCGTCACCGGATCAATATAGGCAGGCCGTGACGCGGTGCGAGCCGTCGCCGGCGGCGCCGCCTGGCTCGGAATCAACGGTGCGGTATATTGCTCAGTCGCTCCCGGGATATAGCCCGTTTCTGCTGGCTTCAATGGGACCACTGACTGCCGTGGACTAAACTGCCCTTCGACCGCCGGATACTCGCCGTAGGCGGGACGAGACGCACCCAACGCGGTAGCAGGTGGGGGCCGTAATTGTTGTTCCCTCGGACTGAATTCTCCTTCAACGGCGGGATACTCCACACCTCCCACCGTGTACCCTGGTCTGGACGATCCAAGAGATGTTGAAGGGGGTGCCGCTAGTCTAGGAGTCAGGGGGGACGTATACGGCTGATTCGGATCACGGTTCTCAGGTGGGATCGTGTACCCCGGCGCAACGGCTCCTCCCCTCCGACTCATCAGCCCCCTGAGCATCGCCTGTCGCTGTCGTTCTTTCTCCAGCCGCTCCCGGTACGCCTGATCCGCTTCGTGGATGCCGAGTCTTGCTGCCGCGCCGCCAAGCCTCCCACCAAAGGAGTCAGGAGCAAGCGCCTGCGCGGTCAGACCGGCAAGCGTCGCAAATCGTCCATAGTTGAAGCCTTCTGGTTCAGCGGTCATTCGTGGTTGCATGAGTGGACCAGGGCCTGCCGGCTGAGGGCCTTGCAGCATCCAGTCTGGAAGCGCGTCTGCGTAGGAGCCTACACGCCGCTGCTCGTTGGGATTGTCATAGAGGGACAACCTTCGATCAGGTTGCTCATCGTCTTGCCATACCCATGCCATGTCTGTCTCCTCCTTAGAAGAATGATCCGGCGAGACCGAGGAGCCCCCCGATGATGATGCCAGTCGGACCCGCGATCGTCCCACCACTGGCCCCAGCCAGCATCCCCCCCATCGCAGCGCCACCCATCGCCCCAGCGATCGCTTTGGCAACCTTCGAGCTCCCGGCAGGGCTCGATGTTGTGGTCGTCGCCCCTTGCAACGCCCCAATCGCCGCCCGTTCGTATTCTAACACCGTGAACGGCCAGAGGGCGTTCTTGACGACAACCTCCTGGTTGTGTGAGTCAATGTCCATCTTGGCAGAGAAGTAGAGTTTGTTAATCTCAGCATAGGTCAGGACGACCGACTTGTTCCACTCCAGATGTTTACTCCATCGCTCAGTAGCGACTGGGATGAGGGCATACTTCAGTTGCCCGCTGAATTTCGACAGCGCCTTGACTCGCGCATCTTCGATCATCGCTTTACCCACGATGTATGTGCTGGCGACCACGCTATTGATATCGCGCATCCCGACCTGAAACCGTGGAAGAACATTTGCCACAATATCATCATCCATCAGGGCGGCTTCGGCAGCGACCAGCGCGTTGACGTGCGGCCCATCAACCGTATCCTCAAAGACTTGGCCGTAGAGGACTTCAATGTCTAGCCCGGCCATGAACTTGCCGTACATGTCGTAGAGGGAAGGGAAATCGGCAAGCACAAAGCCCAAGCCGAAAAACGCGGTGTCAATGGGAATGGCGGTGATCGTCGCAAAGGGGGAGATGTCGATTATGGCGGCCCGCTTCGCCGCGACGATATCCAGGAACGTGATGTGATGATTTTCAATATAAGGGGCGTATCGAATGGTTGCCGTGCTATCTTGACTCTTACCGCCCATTATTCCCCTCCAACAGATAGACATAATTTCGAGAGGCTTCCTTAAATCCGAGTTGTTCGTAGATCGTCCAGAGGCGTGGATTCTGTGATCCGCAGACGATCTGCGCACAATTCTGGCTCATGGCGACCCGACGAAAGAGATCGCCAGAAGCCATGATATCCTCCTTCTCCATGAGGCGAAACGAATACAGGCCGGTAATCACTAATTCCCGTTGTCCGGTGAGCTGATGTACTCGCACCTGTGTCAAGCAAACCTGGAGGATAGTGCGCTGCTCATCGAGCGTGACAAAACATTGCACCGTGTCACTCAACAGGCCATGCAAGAGGCGAAGGCAGACCTGCGGGAGCGCCTCCGGTGACACCTCCTGCGAGCGAACCGCTGCCAGCTTAATGACTTCCCACACCTGCGGCACCTGAGCCGGTAGCACTCTAATGATCGTGGACATGCCCGTTCACCTTGAGATAATCCAGATGGCCCCATGAGGCGGCAAGCGACTTGAGCAAAAACCGAAACTCGTAGCCGTAACAGCCTATGGGCTTGACGCCGCGATTGTCGATTGTGTAGAAGCTGGTACTCGCAAACGCCGACGCGATCTTCTGCCGGTACTCAATGGCGATCTGGATCGTGGCCGCAGTATCAATCCCGACTTCTATGGACTGAATGGTCTTGGCGCGCCGCGTCCCGAAATCGTAAATATCAGTCGTCACCGCCAGCAACGGCATGGCGATGGCCGCCGGAGCGGTCACATACTTGGTGCCATCCTGTACGCCGATCCCGGTCACGTTCACCGGACCACGCCCAAGGCTCTTCGTGGCAGGATCGTAGACAAAGCCTTTCGTCCCATCACAGAGGTAGAGGAGCCGTTCATGTGGATCGTAGGATAGCACCGGAGCCGAGCCGAGTTCAGACAGGTATTCTGAGTAGTCAAGAAAGGTCAGCCCTTGGCTTAATTCCCACAGTTGCGAGTGCTTATCCAGGAGGTACTGCACCGAGTCAGTTCCAGCCACGGCCTGTTTGCTCTTGAGGCCGATGCGTGCAATGGTCTCTAACCCAAAGGCGTTCCCGGCAGGCGTCAGTATAGAGATCCCGTTCTCGCCGTAGGCCACCACCTTGTTCCCCAGCTTCTTGAGGGCATGAACCTTGCCCTTCCAGTCGAGTGGCCGCTCCCCAGCCAAGTTATCCTTAAGGATGGTGAAATCGAGCGCCCCAATGGTAGACCACTTGACCCAGTTGGCGCGTGTCGTGCTCGTGACAAACACTGGACTGGGAGAGACCGAGAGGGCTGGGTTGAACCCGACCAAGACCTGTAGAGGCGAGGCCACGATCGAAAAGCTCTTAACCAGTCCTGGTGCCGCAGAGGTAGGATCAGCCGTAGATGCAGGCTTGGAAAATCCCACCTCCACACGAAGCGGAGAGGCGACAATCCTCTTGTTTAGCCAAATTCCGAGGAGGTCAACCGTGACTCTTTGGGGAGTAGAAAAAAGGGTTTGGTCGAGGGCCGGATCTCTGGCGCTCGCCGTGGACGAACTATAGACCCCGCGAAGAGAGACCGCAGCCTGCAACGGCGCAGCGGTAATAGTCAGCGTGAGCAGAGCGGCAATCTGAGTCAGCCGCTGTGCAGGCTGCGGTGTCTCTTTCGAGGTCCAGAACGTCTTAGGCAGAAATGGGGGAAACATGCTCACTCCCCTCTCAACTCACAGAGACTTACTGGTACTCCGCAAAGACCATGTAGGCCCGATACGTAGCCGAGGCTGGAGCCACCGGGAACTTCATGGCGAGAATCCCGGCTTGTGGGATGACGATCCGATCTTCTCCAGATTTCCACATCCAGCCGTTGAGAATGTTCCAGCCTTCATCAGGCAGCACCTCGCCATCCGTGCCTTCGGCGGTGGCCGTGTAGCCGGTTGCGGCAGTCCCACCGATCGCCAGTGCCACAGGATCGCTTGGGTTATACCGGCGTGGGGTGAAGGCTGTGACCGTGGCCGCCGCCGTCTTGCGGAGAATCTGGACGTGCTCCATGGTGGAGGTCTCGGAGAGGCCCTGTGTGATCCCGGCGCGGAGCAGTTCCAGCGCCGCCGCGCCTGCCTTGACTTGTAGGATGGTAATCGCCGTCGAAATGGCGACTCCAGCATCGCCGTTCTTTGCGACATAGATATACGGGGCTGACATCGTTTCTCCTCCTTGTTATTCCTCAGTGAAGACGACAGCGTACAAATGCACCTGACCAGACACCAGCGCAGCATCGTTAAAGTTCACGGCGACTCCCTGACCGACTCCGCGAAGGGTGACGGGACGAACCAGCCCTGATCCATCGGTCGGAAGCATCTCGAATAGCACGTTCTGAACGATCCCGGCAAACGTGGCGGCGAGGAGCACTGGAGAGGCCACCCTCATAATGTTAATATTCCCGAGAGCCGTCCCAGGCGTGGGGTCCGCCGTGTAATGGTTGATGGTGGCGGTTGCCGCCGCATCGTTGGAGTCAAGCGGAATGATCGTTGCGGCAACCGGCGTCCCGCCTGTCGTCACGGCGCTCCGCTTGCTGATAAAGTATTGCTGCGAGCCCGCCGCCGTGTTCTGGGCTCCAAACTTCAACGAGACCAGCCGAACAGTCGTGCTGGCGCTCCCAAAGATGGTGAGCAGATCGGCTGGCGTGGCTGCCGGGGTGAAACTCCCCGCCGCCGCATACGCCCGCTTGCCCTGCGCACTGATCTCTCTCCCAGTCGAGTCGTAGAGCGTGACACGTGCCGCTTTCGACGTGGCATCAATAGTGAGTTGATCGGAGGAGCCCCCACTCTTGATTATCGCCACGTGTCACCCCACAAGATAATTGATTTTGAAGGTATCGGCGAGATACCCGTCTCGCCCTTCAGCCCGCAACGCAAATTGTCCGGTTCCTGGTTGAAACTTCAGGTCGAGGGCGTCCATCTCTAGTTCATCAAGATCCTTGCCCGTTGGCGCCTCATAGGCGACATTCCCGATGAGTTGCGATGTACCAGAGACATCCGCATCTATAATGGTAAACTCCGCGCCGTAGACCGGCGTAGCCCCAAAGTCAATTTCCGTTTGCTTAATGTTGACGGTTGCTGCTGGGAGCGCCGCAAAATTCCCGTCGGCACGGAGGAACAGCGTCGTTCCACCCGGATACTGCTGCATCAGCCCATGTCGGGTCAGCGAGGCTTCCAGTTCCGAGGTCTGGATCGGAACCACACCCCAGCGATCCGCCATTAGGTGCTCGGCTTCCCGATCCGCACTTCAACGTTGGCAATCGTGGCGACGCCGCCAGCCGGTTGGCTCTGGTTCCCGCCGAAGTCGATGTAGCCAATGATCGCATCAGCAACCGGCGTGGTCACGGTGTCATCGTAGATAATCGCTCCTGGGCTTGGGCCGATGGCCCCTCCACTGGCTGTCCACTGTGCGTTATTCCAGGTGATCTCCGTCCGGTCATCGGTATCATCCTGCGTGACCGCCACGCCCGCGAGGGTCGCGCCTCCTGCCGTATAGCCGTTGCCAGTCGCCAGCTCAGAGGCCGACACGTTGGCATAGCCCGCGTGCGTGTCCACGTTGAACACGAAGCCGGAGCCCATGAGAATGATCTTGAACACATCGGCTGAGAAGTCGATAACCTTGGTCGCCAGCAGGTAGGTGAGTTTGTTACTGATAATCGTTGCCATGTGCTCTCCTCTGCGTGTGCGTTAGACCGTGGGCATCGTCCAGACCGGGTTGATCCCCTGACCGACACAGCTACCAGCTCCTAAGACTTCAACAAGGATCTCATCGACAGCGCTCGTCCCGGAGAGTTCCAACCCCGGATGAATAGGCCGCGAGTCACCAGCCGCAGTGAATGGGGTAGTGGCAAAGAGATCCAAATTCGCGTTATCAACACTATACCCACCAACAGTCCCAATCACCTGATAGCCGCGCACAATGCCATCCTCCAACACTTCCAACCCAAAGCGACGGTTCACAGAGGACCCGCCCACCACCGTCACGAACACCCCATTCCAAAAAAGCCGACGAGCTGGCGTAATGCTGTTATCTCCAACCACGCCAAGAATCGTGGGGGCGATTCCCGTAAACTGGTACACCCCGATAAACGCTTCTCCCCCAATTCCTGTCGCATATCCGCTGATACGAAATGGCGTGACTCCGAGAATTACCGGGAGCACATAAGCGTTATACGCGCACCGTGGAGCGACAACAGCGCCAGCGGGTTCACGGCAGGTATTCCCCGACACCGCGACATCTCGTGGAGTCTGTGTGAGCCCCCCATCACCATCCAGCATAGTAAACGTTCCAGGAAGCGCGCCATCGGCTTGGGTGAACGATAACAGCAGTGAACTCGTGACCACACGGTCTTGTGAGAGGAAGCCCATGTCAGAGTAGTCCCTCGCGGCCTATCGGCATTTCCACCAGTACCCGCACGGCTCATGATCTACGAGACTAGCCGCCGCCTTGGTCCATCGCGGATTATTGACGTAGCCGAATTTGTCCGGTTGCGGAACGAAGGGCCAGGGGCCATTGCCTTTCGTCTTGAGCCAGCCGGTGGCGCTGAGAACGATGACGGCTGTGGCAACTTCCGCCCCCACCGCATAGAACGTGCTCGGGCTGAACTGATTGTTGTATTCGGTGGCGATCCAGTCGGCGGAACGAACGACATTTGAGACACGAACCTCATCCATGAGGCCATTCAAAAAGAGACTGGGAGTCTTGAACGCCGCCAAGAAGGTTTCGACCGTTGTGCCCGTGTTCAACGTCCCTCCACTGGGAGAACCACTGGCATCTTGAGCGTCGTTCAGATAGACCTTAATGAGTGATCCGTCGCTGACAATTACGCCGTGATACCATTGGCCCGACACCAGCGTCGTCGCACCAGCAAGGGCCGCACTCTGGTAATTCAAGTTCAATTTACTGCTTTCAATTTCCATGGCAAAACGGCCACGAGTGGTCTCTGTCCCGGCGTAGAATAAAAATTGGCGAGTGCTGATGGTCGTGACACTCTTGAACCACCCGGAGACCGTCTTGACGGCATTGCCGGTCGGCACGATCGACGCAGCAATAGAGAGATAATCGTTTGACCCATCAAAGGAGATCGCCTTGTCTATCTGCCCCGTTGCGCCAAAGGTTGGGCCTCCGGTATCCGTGAGATGCTTCGCGTTGCTGGTCGAATCCTTGATAGTTCCCGATCCGCCAGCCGCTTCTTTGAGATGCCACACGCCATTGAAATTCACGTCCCATACGCCCGTCACGTCCTCCTGTGACGTGGTGATCGCGGCGTTGCCGTACCAGAGGTAAATGATGGTATCGGTCGCGGTAGTGACAGTAGGAACGCGAACCCAAAAGTTGACGGCTCCTGTGACGGGATTGTAGGATTCGATCTCATGATCGAGCTTGGTCAACCCGGCAGCATCGGAGGTGAAGATGATGTCGAAACCGCTGGAGCTTGTGACCTTGCCACCATTCGCCACAGTCGCAAGATAGGCATACGTCCCTGAGAATAGAACCGGGAAATTCACCTGGTTCGTGTTCGGGACCTTGGTTTTGTCTATTGTCAAAGTGCGCGAGAAGCCATAGACCATGTTAGCGTCCTCGCGCCTTCCTCATCTCCGTAAAGACGGCTTTTAGCTTCGCATCTATGCTCGGATCAGCGAGCACGGCTGCAATCGCGGTGTCCAACGCGGCATTTGGATTGGGACGCGGAATAGGCGCCGGTGGCGCTGAAAACACCTTGCCCACCGCGTTGTACAGATAGCCAACCTGCCCCCCAATCGCGTCAACGCCGATCAGACACAGCTCACCCGACTCCGGCTGCCACTCGCCAGGTTTGCCGGTCCACTCATCCGGCAGCAGGATCATGTTTGTCACCACACCATTCTTCACAATCACTCCGGTCCTCGTTGCACCTCCCCAGGTGAGCAGGGGAGTGATGAGCAGCAGGAGTCCGCAGAGTATCCATCGCAGTGTCATCATCTCCTCCTCTTCTTCACTGAGCTACCACGACACCACCCACATATAGCCCGCACCTCCAGCTTCACCAGCGCCGCCGGTCGTAGTCCCACCCCCGCCACCACCGCCTCCGCCAGCCGGAGTCCCACCAGTTCCACCGACGCCGCCAGTACCAGCCGTATTCGCGCCGCCTCCACCCCCACCTTGACCGCCCTTCGTGGAATCGCCTGCTGCGCCATTGCCGCCTGCGCCGCCGCCGTTGGAGCCTGCTGCGCCACCGCCGCCGCCTGTATAATCAAAACTATTGGTGGCACCACCAGCAACAGCCGCAATGTAAGTATTGGCAATAAGTACCCCACCCCCGGCAGCGCCTCCACCGCCACTTCGCAGAGACTTTCCACCAAGTCCTGTCGCTACATAATTAAATGCCCCCCCACCTCCGCCGTAATCCGCTCCAGGGGAACCTTGATCTTCTGGAGATGCCACTTTGAATCCACCAAAACCACCCAAGCCAAGGATGAACTGCTCTGTTTCAATAGTTCTTGGGCTTACAAGAACAGGATCACCAGGCTTCCCAGTTCCATCGGCTGACGCCCCAGCACTCGCTGCGCCACCGCCGCCGCCTCCAATAGAGCTTTCTCCTACTCCAACACCACCCCCGCCACCCGCTCCGCCTCCATAGGCCGTTAAGTATGCCCCAAACGTGGTATTTCCTCCAACCGCTCCATTACTTCCATTTGCGCTTGACCCACCGGCGCCACCGGTCCCGCCAAGTCCGATAGTGACAGAAACGGTCGCAGAAAGATCGGAGGCGCGGAAAGTTTTTGACACACACGCACCTCCGCCGCCACCCCCACCGCCCGCTCGATCATTTCCAGCGGCGCGACCTTCTCCTCCACCTGCACCGCCACCAGGAGCGCACGCCTTGACCTCCACCCACGTCACCCCGGCGGGCTTCGTCCACGTTCCGCTGCCTGAGAACGTCTGCACGTCCGTTGCAACGCCCGGACCTGTTGGTCCCGTTGAACCCGCGGGACCTGGTTGGGTCAAGGACCCAGCGAAGAGTGGAGAGAACCATCCTAGCAGCAGGAGCAGGACGAGACTGACGAGTCGCCTGGTCATTAGTAACTCCCTTCTGTGACCAGCAGCGTTTTCGTGGCGGCCCCCGCATGGATACAGTTCACGGCCCCGATCATCAGAAATTCGTTGAGGGCGCCAGGCGATCTGCTGTCCATTAGGAGATTGCCCCCACTCGCCATGAGTCTGATGCCCTCACTGGCGACCGCCGCTGCGCCGATCTTGATGTCAATCGCGGTATCGCTGATATTCTCCAAGAGCAGGAAGGTTCGCTGGGTATTCAGGGCGACGACCGCCGTGGTGGTCGTCGCACACGCCACACTCGTATGCGTCACGACCGGCGCTGCGGCCAGCGCGAGACTACCGAGCAGCCCAACCCCGAGACCGATCAAGACAACCAGTAGCCGTGTCATGTTCCCTCCTTGTGATTATCCGGTTGGCAGGAGCCCGCCGACCATCACCTGTCCGTGAATGTTGACGATCGCCTCAGCATTGGGAAGCGTGGTGTCGAGTGCAAAGACCTTATCCGTCGCACGCCGTACCACCGCGACGACGCCATTGCTCAGATAGAGGAAGTCGTAGAATTCCACCGCCGACCAGACCGAGCCCGCCGTCAGACTCCCCAATTTGAGGGTGAGCGTACTGGGAGGCGTCCACTCATAGATCGCGGTGAGACCGCAGACCACGATCAAGTTGGTGAAGGTAAAGATTTGCGGGTACGGAAACGGATCGGTAATCGCGGTCGTGGCGATTCTCGTCAGGGTCTCCAGTTCTTGCAGACTCCCATCATGGCCCACCGCCCCTTGACACTGAGTGAGAAACCCACTATCCCGTGGCATACGGGTAGAGGGCCGGAGTCCACGGATCAGCTTCGGCGAGTCAATGTGCAGCGAAAAGCTCCGGTCCTCAGATTTCGCCATGTGGAGACTCCGATCCAGCCTCGACCCTCAGTGGAGGCAGATGCCGAGAGGGCGTTCGAGAGACCATCGTCGTGTCAAGCGGCTGGATGGTCCTGATCCGCTCACGAATCTGCGGCACCGCTTCCTTCAGGATGTCCTCATAGCGCATTCCCGGAGATCGGCCCTCGATCATCTCTAATACCGATGCCACCGCCTGTTTATTGTCACGAAACTCTGGATGGTCACGATAAAACCCCTCGGTCAGCTTCGCCATGGCCGTATGAGAGACCAGGAGGTTCCCGACTACTTGCGGGAGCATGAGGAGCGCCTTTTCAACGGCCCGGTCGATGATCTCTTGCTTCTCGTCCTCAGTCATCATAGCCACCCATCCGTCGTGATATCCCAGCGGCGTCTGTCCACTGTCAACGCCGCATCGAGCGGGACATTATCTGGGATCAGCCGCTTGCTGTTATTTGTGAAGAGCGTAGCTTCCGCCCGCAGCGCATTCTTTTCCAAAAGCGCATCCGACTTGCCGAAACTAGACATCAGGCGCATCGCCAGGTTCAACACTAATGGATTCTCATATTCTGGGGGGAGCGCGATGGTCTCGGTGCTCGCTGCAAATTCCACAATGGACACAAGCGAGTGTAGGTCCACGGCATAGGCGGCGTCAGGCGTGGGGTAAAAGTTCATGGTCCCGAGGGTCCACGCCGGGTCGTAATAGACCTCATCGGGGATGCCGGTCGGATAGGTGCGGTAGTCCCGATAGCGAAAGAGGGCATTATAGACTGCGAGCGAGCGAAACACCCCAGTGCTCTCCGTTAGCACGGCATCCACCAACTCAACCGGACGCCTGACGTTAAAGGCCCCGCTCGCCCCGATGGTATAAGAGGCCGTGCCGCTGACGAGCGTGACGCTATTCTTCGTCAAGGCGTGCAGCTTCATCCCTTCGACCGCCCAGTCCTGGAGCATCGCGTTGATTTTGGCTAACCCCTTGGCCTTGAATTCTGTCGTGATTGCTGCCGCTTCTCCAATCGGAACCACGCCCAACTCTTCTAAGGCCGCTTTAATGATGTCATCAACGGTCATGGTGCCTCGCTTCCTCCTGGTTGCCGCAGCATGAAATTATGAAAATTCCCTGGAAATGCCTGCTCGCCATTGTGGTGGGTGATATTCAGGTCCGGCACGATCCAAATCTCCCCGCCCGCGTTCTCCCAATTCCGAGAGAAGGCGTAATCTTCACCCCACCACACACCTTTGAAGGCCCCATGATTGAACAGGTCGATGGAGGGGTTGTAGCGTGGGCCATAGATCAACTCGGGATACGCCTCCATAAATCGGTGAATGGCTCCCTTCGTCACTTTCAGAAAGCCAGCCGGCACCCGCTCTGCCTTAATGCACCCGTCACTTCTGACAATGGGGCGATTGTCTCCATTGGTGTGAAGGGTCCCCATATACTCTTCTTCTGATTTCTTCAGCCGATAGGTTCCGGCAATCACGTCGCCCTCGGTTTCGATCAGGGTCAGGAGGTCTCGCGGTGCCCAACTCAGATCGTAGTCGAGATACACGATGACATCGGCCTTCGCATCGAGCGCACGGCGAGTCAGCTTTGACCGAGCCACAGAAATATAGGGACATTGGACTTCCTGTACATACGCCTCCTCCCATCCCGCTGAAATGATCAGCGGAATAGACGCCTCCAGAGCGGCGATATACGGGCCGGTCGGCCCAGCCAGCGAGGGCGTACAAAACACCACCTTTTTGCCGGTCATGGTATGAGTACCCGGCGCGGCCCCGGACTGGCCCACTGCCGATCCGGGACCGCCACGAGTGGGCGCTATTACGCCGCGCCCTTCCAGATCCCGAGCGCCGTCAGCGTGTCCATGATCTCGATCATGGCAGCCGCCATCAGCGTGTTGAACGCTGTTGAGCTCGCCGTGCCGACGAGCGAGGTCGCCTGCGAGGCTCCGACCCGCTGGACAATCGGCGTCACCCCGTACAGACTCACCTTATCGGTGATCGACTGGCCGAACGTGGTGCCGTCGTCGTTGGCCTTCGTGAGATGTTCTACTGCCATGTGTCATTCCTCCTTTATCCTATGCTCGTGTGCTTACCCTCTGCATCTTGCCGCCCACTCGGGCCTCAGCGTCTTGTATCCAAACAGGACATCTGTCCGACAGGGGAACTTGTCGTTCACGATGTCGAACTGCCGCACGATGCGGAGGGAAATGCCATCGAAAACTTCTCGCGCGGCGAAATCGACGCCCTTCGGCATCTCCAGGTCCGCCGTGACAAAGGTGAACGCATCCCGGTGGTACACCAAGGGCTGCGTCAGGACCGCCGAGGCTTCTCCAGATCCGCCGGTGGCCAGGTTGACCACGGCCTTGCTTGCGCCGGCGCTGACCAGCTCGATGTTCTGCTTGGCGCCAGAGGTGATGGGCGTGGGGGAGACCGCCGGGGACATGTCGCCTGAGCCGGTCTCGGTCTCATCCGCCGTGACCACCCACTGCTGGAGGTGGGCGTACCGCTGCTTGGTCTCCAGGTTCACTGCGTACACGTCGCCGACGGTGAACACGTCGCCCTTCTTGTAGGTCTTGGCATCGGGGAACGCGGTCATGGTGATGACCGCCGTGCCACTCGTGATCCCGGTCGAGGTGTTCACGACCGGCGTAGTGTCGGTGCGGGTGCCGTTGGTATGGCTCGGCACCATATTCGACTCCCACCACTTGAGTCCGGCTGCCATGCCGATATAGCCATCGGCAAAGGCGCGCTCCAACTCGCTCGCCTTGTGGAAGTACAGGCCCACCGCGTTCACCAACGGGAACATGGTCGCGGAGTTGAGCAGAAAGTGCCGGTTGCCCTGCTCGGCCAGGCCCTCACTCACGCGCGCGTTGGCGCTGAGCGGGTCGATCATCGCGTCCGGCTCCGCGTCCGGGTCGCCGGTGAGGTTATAGATGTCCTTGTAGATGTTCGACAGCACGATGGACTCAACCTCGGCAGCGAGGCGAGCCATCGCGGGTTCGAGAATCCGTGTGGCGAAGTCGTCCAGCGAGAGCGTCAGCTCGACAGAGCTGAAGTTCATGTCCACGCCCCGCTGCGTCCCCAAGACGAGTGACTGCGATGTCTCGGCCACATCCTGCGCGTCCATGATGGCGCCCGACCGCACCGTGAACTGATTGGGCTCACGGATGAGGAGGGTGCCGCCGTTCTTCGCGCCGGACTTGGCGAAGCGGTTGTCGTATTCCCGGTTGATGGTCTTGATGAACTTCAGCTTGTTGTGGAGAATACTCAACGCCTTGCGGGTTACTTCTGTCGGCGTGAGGATTGTATTTGCCATCGTCGTCTATCCTCTCTAGGCAAAGGGATTTGCCTTCAGTCGTTCGAGTGTTTGTGCCTTATTCCAGGCCATCCATTCATCGGTGGTCATCTTGCTCGGGTCCTTCGTGACCCCTGCGGTCCCCGTGACCGGCGTAATCGGCGCTGGCGCACCTGAGACTTTTTTGGGCGGCGGGGCCTCGAACCGTGATTCGAGTTTCACAATGGCCCGTGTCGCCTCCACCATACTCATGCGATTGATCTTGTCCGCTTCAGACGGGTGTGTGCCAAGGAAGTAGGCGATCTCGGCGCCGTGCGGACTATGGTAAAGTAGCTGTTGCGTGGCCGGTCCGTAGATCGGGGCGCTGGTCACGTCATCGAAATCGTCA